CCCCAGGGAGTACCTTACTGAGTAAAGACTTATAAAGTTATCCACAATGGATTGCAGACATGCCAGCATATGTGGATAACTTTCATCTAGACTCAAGAAAAATTAGCGGTATCAGTCAGGATGACATCCGCGCTGAGAGCCCGCTGCGGAGTTATTTTTATTTATTCTATTTATTTTTAAACACTCGAACGCCAACGCGTGCAAGCTCGCCCTTCATCTTGTCCAACTGCCTAAGCATCTCGAACATCGCCTGCCGTCTACCAGGGCTAGGCTGTCCCTCGGCAAGCTGGTCATACTGGGCCAGCGCCCGCCCATACGCCTGAATAACCGCAATCCGATCAGCCTCGGCCTTGCGTGGATCAGCGATCTGCGGCACCGGAATAGTTGGAAACGTCTTCCGGTAAGCGTTAGCCTCAGCTATTGCCTGTGCCGCCAGCGCTTGATCGCGTGCAGCCCAGGACTCGTATAGCGACATGGCGTCCTGTGCCCAAGCGGCTATTGATAGGACGGATATTAGGATAATTCTCATGGTTAGTTTCCGATTATAGCAATAGGTGGTTGGGGCTCAAGGGGTCAGTGTGGAGTCATCGCTCTAGTCTTCCTCGTAATCAAGGACGATGTGTAATATCTCAACGCCGCCTATATTGATAGAAGGCTCAATTGTGTATACCCCAGTAGTCTGCCCATCCTTCACCGTAACCCAAAACTCCACCCGCTTATTTACTGGCTTAATGGTATGTGTGACGCCAGTAACCGGATTGAAATTAAAATCAAGCTCAATTTGCTCTTTAGAAGTTGGGCAAATCCACTTCCCGTCTCTTTTATAAAAATTACCTTCCTTTCTATGGTCACACTTGAAAGGCACCGGCACCGGCTCCCTCCCCGGAACAACCGCGCCAAAGATAAAGCGGGAATGAGGCGGGGTGTCGGGGATTTCTTCGGTGAGGTCTTGGTTGCACGATATAACATCGTAAACGGAGCCTGATTTGGTGTATGTCCTGCCGTTACATTTAAATGGATATGAATAGCTTTCCCCCACCTCAATTGGCCCGATTATTTCACCGACTCTGTTCTTATACCGCTTCCCGGCCTCGATTTTAATGCTCATTTGCCAACCTCCTTATCAGTGATTGTGATCTTCGTCTTCAACTTCATAGCAATCTGCCTGTTCTTCATTTCCATAAATTTACTGTAAAGCCTATACCTCTCGAAGAACCCCAGGCATTCACCGCTTTTGTAAAATTCAAACGAACTTGCCCCGTTCCCAGTCCATACCTCTATCCCACTTGGTGTATGCTCGGCTACGCACTCCCTGCATTCCCATTCCTCGGGTCGTTCCAATGCTTCCGATAGCGCCTGTCCTGCAATGCTCACTTGTCTGTCTCCTGGTTGGTGGTTTGTGTACATCCCGTAATCCAATAAGTCTTCTCAGCGCCATCCCACTTCCGATCCCACCTAATGCGGTCAATGGTCGCGGCGGCGGCAGCAAGCTTGATTGGATTTACGCCCATGGCTTTAGCTAGGTCGCGTGACATCGTGCGCCCATGGTTACGTAGATACTCTGCTAAACGGCGCGCAAGTTCAATGCGATCTGCTCTGGATTTAGCACGGGTCTCAACATGAAACTTGCTCGGTTTGTTCCGCTTGTGCTTCTCGACAACAACAGCGTAGTAACTCGGCCTATGCTCCCTATGCCAAGCCGCATCCAGCCTCCGAATCGGCTTAGGCGGCATCGCATCCAGGACCTGTTGGGCGCGGGCTACGTCGGACTTGAGGGGGCCGAATCGTTCATCATCGAGCATGGTCATCCTCTCTCTTCAATGACTCTTTATATCCGTCTAGGGCTAGCTTTAAACCCTCAGCAACTCCATTGCTCCAGTTCGCGTGTTCTGGACTATTACTAGCTGCCTGTCTATTGGCTTCGATGTTTAGCAAAAGAAATTGCATATAGAGATTATCCATGTGCCACACCCGCCTTCCGCACGTCTTCAAGGACTATACTCATGCGCTTCATCCTAGCGGAATTACCCAACTCAAGATATGCCTCCATCGCCCGTTGCAGCCTGACATAAGCATCAGACAACTCCGCGGAAATGGTCACGGTTTTATCCTGTTGACCAAACTGCTTATGAGCTGCTACAATCATAACCGCAAGGGATTCCATAGTCTCTGGCGACATATCTTTCCCGCTCACATGTACGTTGATGGATTTATCATCCGGCTGCGTGGTGGGGTTAGTCATGTGAATGCCCTCCATCCATCTTGAGGTTCGTAACGCTTTTCATCACCGTCACCGCATCCTTCCTGAAACCATCCAAGGTCGTGCATCTTCTTCACATCCTCATCGGTAAGTGGCCGATACGTTGCGTAAGCGTAAAAGATATCGTGCCCAGCCCCGATGTGGTAGCCGTCTTTGTTGTAATAGGGCTGAAGGATCTTTAGCCCTTCGATGAAGTTACTTAGGATCATTTTTGTGGTCCAGTGCGGCTTGTAGGGCCGCGCACATACGTTCACGAGGTTGATGTTTTTCATCTTCATCCCAGGTTACATAGGATGGCCCGGCAAATACACGACAGGCGCGCTCCACCATTAGATCTGTCACCTCCCGCCGCTTCTCCAGCTCGTCGCGTCGATTCCATGCGGTAATAAGATTTGTAAGTCCAATTTCATTCGCCACGTAAGTTAAATCAAGATCGTTCAAGGCGCACTCATCGTCCCATAGCTCGGGGTCTGTTTCTACATACCAGTGGGTGGAGTTCATTTTCTTTCCTTGGTCTGGGGTTGGGGTTGGCACGTCGTCTTCCATCTGGTGTTGATCCGGTGCCGCACGGTGAACCGGTCCATACGACAGGCTCTGGCTAGGTCGGCTATCGTGCAGCCGGTCAGGAAGCGGGCGGCATGGAGGGTATGACCGTCTGATGATGGCTTGAGGGCGTAGAGGGATCGGAGGGTAGAGGGGGTCATGCGCTCTCCTTGAGCCTCTTGGATAGCCAGAGACGTAGCCCATCAGCCGCTTCCCGTGCGTAGCGGATGCCCTTCCCGGCACTTTTCGCCTGCACGAGGACATCAGCGACGGCCCAGAGCTTTTCCTGGGCTGAAAAGCCATTCCCGTTCAGGATCTCTTCAATCACTAGTAGCCACTCCTCGGTTTCTTTGTCACCCGCAGGGCAGCCCGAGGAGAGAAGAACCTTCCGTAGCTCGCGTCGATTATGAGCTTTGGAATCCTGGGCGGTGGGGGTTGCCCCGTGGTCACCCACGTCCCCCGCCACCGATGGAGTAGGAGAAGGAGATAGAGATAGAGAGGCTGCATGGGCACTACCTGGGGACGACCCGGGGACGACCTGGGCACTACCTGGGTACTCCGGCCTCCTCTGTTCTGGCCTTAGTTTGTTGTCTATCTCTACTTCCCTCCCACTTATCGTCTGATGTGCCTTCCAGTTACGTACAAATCCCCAGGACTTACCGCGAGCCTCGAAGCGCGCGATCATTCCCTTGGACTCAAGCGCATCCAGCCACTCCTGCACCGTGGCGCTGGTCAATCCCTCGTCGAAAGGGAAGGTAGCGACCCGGAGCGCCTTGGCTGAGTACTCGAATACCCCGCGAAGGTCGGCTTGGCACCAGATGCTCTGAAATAACAAACGTGCCCCATAAGGTATTTCACCAACCTTTTCGTCAGTGAAGAACTCCGGGCGGACGAAGCGAGCACGAGCCATTAGGCACTCACCGCTTCAATGTATTCATCCCAGCTCTGGGCAACAGATTCAGCTTCACGACTACGGGAAAGCCATGCAGGGTCGCGTTCGCGCAATGACAACAGTGCCCGTACAGCATCGTGCCGCTTCCAGGATGGGCCACGGAGCCGATAGCCGAGCTTTGAAACGATTTTCTTCATCAACGCATGCTCGGGGTCTTCGCGTTGAATCTTGAGATTCTGTGCGATCCCGCCCACCTTAGAGAGCGCTACGTCTGGAGTGTATTGATCCCATGCGATAGCGAGCGCTTCAATGATTTCTTGAACTGAAAACTCGCGCAGGAGCTTCCGCATGTTCTTCTTGCCGATTTCGGTAAGCGTGTGCCCCTTAGAGATAACTTGGAGCGCCTGGTTTACGGCGTCCAGTTCCGGGTTCATCTGGGCAAGTTCAATCTGCCACTCAGCCATCAGCTTGATCTGTTGGCGCCGCTCTTCTGTTAACTCGGCTTGAGCGCGAGAACGCTCAACAGCAGAGCTATCAGACAGCAACTTGTCCGACTTGCCTCCATTGCATGCCTGGCAGCTGGTGGTTAAGTTTAATAAATGGTTGGTGCCGCCATCAGAAACCGGCTTAATATGATCGACGTTCAGGATGACATCGGGGGCCTTCTTTCCGCAGTATTGGCAGGTGAACTGGTCACGCTTGAATATCTCGAAGCGTGTCCTGGTTGATATTTCTTTTCTCTTAGCCATATCTCAGCCGTCTTCCCTAAGTTGGTAATCGTGAGTCATAACTGGACCGCCAAGGATTCGCCAAGCTGCGGCGGCACAGAGGGGGACTTGGCCGTTTCCAATTGCCTTACACTGGTCCATTTGATTGGCCAAAGCATCAATTCCTCGCTCACTGTCGGGTTCAGAAGTCTGCCGAATCGCCTCGCTAGAAACTCTGATAAGTTCCCGTCTCCATGATTCCTCCGAATCAACGATTTGAGTTTGAACCTTAATCTTTTCCCGTCCGACGCTGTTGGTGTCATAAGCAAGTAACCACCATCTTGCGCGGCGATGCGCCCCCCCCCACACGTCGGAAGCGCCCAGCTCTGTCCATTCCGCATCGTACCCGCGCAAGGCCAAGTCTGCGAGAACGTATCCAAGCCCCCGTCCAACAATCTCTGGGCTGTTTTCCAAGAAGAGGTATTTAGGTCTAACCTCGTCAATGGCTCTAATTGCTTCACTGTACAATCCAGAACGTTCTCCTTTGATGCCAGTTGATGGGCCGCAAACTGCAATGTCCGTGCAAGGGAACCCCGCATGGATGCAATCCACGCGTCCTTTGTATGGACGGAAATCGACTGATCTGATATCACCCTCAATGACTTCAAGGCCAGGGAGCCATCCATCTGCTGCCCGCTCCCGCAAGACTCGGCAAGCGTAGTTATCCCATTCGACGGCGACGATTGGGGTATGTCCAAGAATGAGGTCTGCAAGTAATCCACCGCCTGCTCCTGCAAATAAATGCATGGTTCGCATGTCACTTCCCACCCCTCAAAATATCCCGTGCAACCTCAACGGCAACCGCAACAGCAGTGACAACCAACCCAATCAGCAGCACCCAAGCCCAGAAGCCGGATTGGCCCTGATGCGCGACAGTGGCGGTGGTGGAGGCGAGGAGGTGGGTCATAAATTTACTTAAAAGGGTTAAACTTTTACCGCACTGGTGAGCATCCAAACACCCGCTTGATCCTGCCGAATCAGTCCAGCCGCACGAAGCTGATGGATTTCCTGCCAGACGATACCCCATACGGCTTGCTCTTTGCCGGGTTGGACATCGGTCATGGAACATACGGCGTGATGGAGTCCGGCTGGATGTTGCGGGCCGTATTGGAGTCTAGCCAGGATGGCGGCTGATGGGGTCACAATTCTATCACTTTGCCGTTACGTACTTCGCGGAAGGTGTACAAATCGCCATATAGCGATAGGAATAGCTTCAGCTTTATTTCGTAAACCGGTGTTCGCATGCCCTTCACGTCCTCAATGATCCACTTGCACTTCTCTTTATATTGAAAGTCCGCCACGTAATGAATGGCGCGGATACCCTTGCCGTGGTAGCGGAACTTCTCTAGTAGAACGAACTTTGGTTGCAGCGTTAACTCGCTGATCTTACCGGCCTTCTCTGAGAGAATCAGGGCCATATACCGCTGTGACTCAGCCTTACTGTCGAACTTCACACTACCAATGGTGGTTGGCTTGGCATTATACTTATGCATTACAGCCGCCCCAATTCCAGCAACTTCCGCTCAACTCTGTGCATCTCCTCATCAGGGGGGAGATGCACACATAGGTGGGGACGGTGTTGTGCATAGAGCGTTTCCCAAGTGGTGCGATAGGCGGACAGTAGTCAAGTGCATGCAGGTGTCAAGTGCCTATTGTCAACTGACCAATCGGCGCTAGGCTATTGCCATGAATATCAAAAAATCTTTCACTGATTCTGGCCTCTCACTAGCACGGCTAGCACGTCTATCTGGCCTGTCTAAGTCTACCGTTCAGCGGTGTATTCGCCACAACCGACTGCCGCAAAATGCTGAAAGCCGCTGTCTTTTCCGTGAAGCACTGGGGGTCAAGGGGTAGGGCTGGAGATTGTTGTTGACTATGGTCAGATGACGCTATTGTCTGCCCATCCCCCACCCAAGGCCCGCAAATGACCACCTCCATCGACCAACGCACCGAAGCCCTCAACGCCGCCACCGTCCTCTTCACCGAGGACCACAGCCTGGTCGAAGCGCTCAAGGCGTTGCAGTCCGGCAAGTGGACGTTCATCCCCGACAAGGCCTACGGCTCGCTTGCCCCGGCGCTCGACACCACGGAGCACCTTGCCGACCTGGCAGACGAGGCGTGGAACGTAACGGAGCTGTGCAACGCCGCCGGACTGACCGCACTGGCCGGTCTGGCAAAGCGTCTGGATCAGTCGATCCGCAAGGTGCTGGTCGATCCCCGGACCGTGCGCGATTCGCTGGCTGGCTTCTCGATGCTGACCACCGACGCACGCATCACGCTGGACGCTGAGGAGGACAACCAGGAGCTTCTTCAGGCGCTGGTCGATCAGGCGATGCCGGTTGGAGCGGTGGCATGAGCCGGCACACACTAGGCCCGTGGAGCATAGCCGGATTCGTGGATGGAAACATCCGCATAGCAGACAGCCGTGACGTTGGCATCGCATATGTGCGCGGCGAATACGCGATCCCAGGCATGAGCGCGGCCAATTGCCGCCTCATCGCATCGGCCCCTGAGCTTCTGGAGGCGCTGAAGGAATTAATGAGATGGGTTCCAAGTGAAACTTTTTGGCACACCAAAGCGCCGTTAGAGGCAATTAAACGAGCCCGCACCGCCATCACCAAAGCCGAAAGCGCATCATGAGCGACCAAACAACCCCCAAAGCAAAATCAGTTCGCGTCTTAGTAGACGCTAAGATCGTGGCCGACTTAAACACTTGGCGAACCAGCCGATCATCCATGGAAGACTTTGCAAAGCAGATAGAGGAAGATGCTCGCGAGTTCGTACAGCACTGCCGGGACCATCGCTCCATCGATCATATCGGGCTTGAGGTCGAGCGAATCTATGAAACTCAATGCTCCTCCTGCCGCCGTGAATTGGAGACGGTCCAGGATCCGGAACTAAACGAAGGCCGAAAGTCGTGCGCCTACTGCGGCGCGGAGATGGAATCATGAACATCGACTACTCCGACGAGAGCACCCAGATCATGGCCATAGAAGACGACCACGACCACCTCCGCGACAACTGCGAACGCGTCGCAATCGAGCGTGAGGCAAAGCACGACTACGATCCAACGCCGATCCTCACTATGAACGCCACGCCAACCCTGAACTGGGATCTGATCCTCGACTGGTGCCTACTGCTTATCGTCAGCGGTTCGTTCGTCCTGACCATGATGCTGTGCGGTATCTGTATCCAGGCGTGGCTTGAACTGGAAGGTTCCGGCCTGATCGCATGTGGCGTCTGTGCGGTCCTAAGTGCTGCGGTCTGTGGTGTTGCTGGGTCGGTTACGGTTAAGCGCGAACTTAAATAAACAATGCCCGAATGGGCGGAAGGAAGCACAATGAGCACTGACATCAAGGCAAATACCCTTACTCTCAATGGCGTTGAATACGTCAGAAAGGATTCTGTCGAAGCTAATAGTAAGCCCATTGGAGAATTGCGGATCATTATCGCTGATCGCGGCTGGGTGTTTGTTGGAAAATGCGTTACCAACAGTGATGGGACGGTAACTATCCGTAACGCGAAGAACATTCGCAAATGGGGCACATCAAAGGGCCTGGGCGAGCTAATCAATGGGCCTCTGAGCGAAACCAAAGCGGATCCTTACGGGACCGTTCGCTGCACGCCTATCGCTGAAATCGGGGTGGTAAGTGGCTGGTAGAAGGTCCGAGCTGCTGACAGCAGCGAGGACTGGCTACGTCGACGGCTACGGCTACGGCGACGGCTACGGCTACGTCGACGGCTACGGCTACGGCGACGGCTACGGCTACGGCTACGGCTACGGCGACGGCTACGGCTACGTCGACGGCTACGGCTACGGCGACGGCGACGGCTACGGCGACGGCTACGGCTACGGCAACGGCAACGGCGACGGCGACGGCTACAGCTACGGCTACGGCAACGGCTACGGCAACGGCAACGGCAACGGCAACGGCAACGGCAACGGCAACCGCAACGGCTACGGCTAACAATTTAAGCCGGGGGCTCAAACCCGGCACATATGGGGGATTGGTGACACGCCATTAGCCGTTGCAAATCCGGTTACCCCCGCCAAAGCCCCTGACCAGGGCAAAAATCACGGTCACAGGGATACCATGATCATTAAAAACCAGCCAGCAGAAGAATACCACGCGCACCCAGCGATTGGCAGCACAACGGCAAAGCTCGCATTGAAAAGCATGCAGCTCTTCCGGGATCGCCAGACAGGGGTCTACGCGGTAGAGGATAAGGCCCACTTCCAAGTTGGACGCTTGGCCCACATGATGCTCCTGGAACCTGCCCGGTTCGCTGAGTGCGTAACCACCAGCGGACCTATCAATGAGCGCACCGGTGCGCCGTACGGACGGGACACCAAGGCTTACGCAGAATGGCAGAAGGCCAATCCCGGCCTAACCGTTGTCGATCCATGGCTCCACACCGCATTCCTGCGCATGCCGGAAGAGGTTCGCACCGTGCTCAAGGGCGGCGAAACGGAAGTTTCAGCCTACCAGGAGATTGACGGGCTCCCGGTCAAGTGCCGGTCCGATCACCTGCGCGGAACCGTTATCACTGATCTGAAGACCATTAAGGACGTAGACGACTGGCCACGAGAGATCCGCCGCCGTGCTTACTGGTTTAGCGCGGCATGGTACCGGCGCGTGATGCTTGCCGAAACCGGAAAGCCGCACTCGTTCCGCCTGATCTTTATGGAAAAGAACGCTCCTTGGCGGTGGCGCATCGTGGATCTTATGGCGGATTACTCGCTATATGGTGACGCGAAGGTGGAGCGGGTCATGTCCGACATCCGATATGCGAACAAATACCAGGACTGGAGCGACACTGGGGACGTGATGCAGATTGCCGAGCTTCCCGAGTTTATGGACGAGAGCGACGACGAAGAAGAGGAGGTAGCTTAATCATGCAACACTACAAAGAGCTCCTTGACCCCGGTGTCTTTGTCGGACCCCAGGACTTTACAACGGACAAGACCATTACCATCAGCCGAGTGGTACGCGAGGACATGCCCAAGCGCGATGGTGAAGACAAGACCAGCTCGCCCATGATGTACTTCTCGCATGCTGGCACCGAATTGCCACGCAAGTACAAGGTGCCAAAGTCGGTTCTTTACGGGCTTTCGTTACTTTACGGTACCGACATTGATCAGTGGGTTGGTAAGAAAGTGACTCTGTTCGCGGCCAAGTGCATGAGCTTTGGCGAGGTGGAAGAGTGTGTGCGCATCCGCTTTCCTGATGATATTGATGCCAAGATATTTAAATGGCTGAAGAAACGGAAGTCCAACCGTTCAGCTTACATTCTCAAGGAAACGGCATGACCTACACCTGCCGCTGCGAATCCTGCCTAAAACCCGCCAAGCAATGCGGCCCGCTGAAGATCCACACAGGACTAGGCGCGGCGGTGTGCCTGGTGTGTCTGCCGAAACCAAACGCGCAACGTATCCAGGAAGCGCATGTGGCTGAACGGTCGTTGGGGCATAGTTCTTATCGTCGCCAGCAGCGTCAGGCGGTTGCGTGATGATGCTGCTCAACGTCACCGATCACCGGGCCGCCGACAAGGAAACCCCATGAACGACGAAAACCACACGACGGCGGCTCCGGTGCGTCGTCTTGTTGGGCCAGGGATGGAGCGAGGGCAAATGCTATCTATCGAACAGGCGATAGACGCCGCTGGCAAAATGAGCCTGCGATCCTTGGCGCAGATATCCATCGTAACCAGCCTATGCCACCACCTGCGAGAGTCAGGGAAAACCGTGTCACGCCAGAGGAAGCAGCTAGCAGGCCTACAACGTGACCGCAGTATGACATGCAACAACTGCCGTGGCCAGATGCTGCGCAGCCAGATCCATATCAACGTCACGACCTGCGCGAAATGTGGAATGCGGCATGTGTGGCCCAACGCCCAGGGGTCACTGGACGCGCCAGTTGATCAATCCGCAGGCAATCAAGGTGATACGCGTTCCAGTGTATCACCTTGTTGGGCCATTGCCTTGCTGTCAGCTCTCCTGGCAGGAGCGCCAGGCAGTGTCTTCGCTGGCACCGGACAGCAGGACGCCTTTAGTGCGGTTCGCGCCACGGGCCACGTCGTAGGTGTACCACTGGCTGGACCAGTGGCAGGCGCACGCGGCCTCACGGGCAGCGCGGACGCCCGCGAACAGGACCGGCTTGCCGGCGTGCGGGCCGTCTTGGTAGCAGATCACGCCGCCAGTGTTGTCGGCGCAGCCGCTTCCGCAGATCGTGACCGTCTGGTCACCGATCACTGCCGAGGCGTAGGCGCCCAGGCCGTTACTGCCGAGGACGCGGGCGACGTACAGCCCGGCTGGCCGGCCACCCTTGGCTCCGTTCGCGGCGCTGGTCTTGGCCTTCTTGGCGGTCTTGATTTTACCCAGGGCGACGGCGGCGGGGTTCTTCTTGGTCTGGCTCACGACAGGCTCCTTGCAGCGTTGCTGCGTTGGTGTTGTGATGGGAACCCTAACCAAGCGTTAGGTTTGTCAATTGGATTCCTGGGGCACGCGGGTTTGCGGACCAACGCCAAAGATAACCGGGCGGCACAAGAGATAAATCCCCATGAGTAAACTATCGATTGCCGCTCCGGTTAATCACCTTGTTGGGCTGCGTTTAATTTAACCACGAAGGAATGAAATATGGAAAATGAGCACGTCAATTTCAGAGCTATGTGGGCGGAAGCTCACAAAGCCGAAAGATCACAGCGGGAGGAATGGAATAAATTAACCGACTGGGTTCGATTGATCGATTATGATTTAATCAGAGGAGCTAGGTTTCTTGTCCGTTTACCAGGGCAATTACCACACATGGCCTACAGAGATTTATTCGGATATTGGGGGATTGTATCTGGAGACATCTGGCCATTAAGGGTGACTGATGAGCACCAATTACATTTTATTGATCAGCAGCCCAACGCACCAGTTGACTGGACCGGCGCCAGCGACTCAACCCACAAACCGAAAGACGTTGCCGCCGGTTCCACGTCAAACGCCTTGTTGGGCGGATTTAATGTCGAGGAGAAGCCGTGATGTCCTTTCTGGAAATACATGCATCTGATTCCCTGGAAAAGTGGAATGCGCAAATGTCAGAATTGATCGATAGCGGCGTGTTTGGCGAACACAGGCCCAACGACTGCCTATTTTGTCGAGCGCAGAGGATTGTGGAGTTAATACAGGATTTGAGAGATAAGATGCATCCGCCCAACAGCTCAATGGGTGGATCCGGTAATATCACGTCGGATGTGGATCCGACGCATATCACGCAGCAGACCCCTGGAAACACCGGTGATTCCAGCCATACATCCGGTGGATTGCGACAGGGTACGAATATTGCGCGGGGCGAATCGTGACCGACGCCTGCCCCTCCTGCGGTGTCCCCTACGTCGATCACCTCGGCCTGATCGGCACCTGCGCCGATCTGCTGGCCGCGCGGCGCGAGCTGCTGCGGCTGCAGGCTGGCCCGGTGGTCGTGCTTCCGGCTGATCTTGCCGACGCCTACGTGGTGGCGGTGCGGGTCCTCGAATTCCGCTGCGGTGGTGCCAGCGACGGCGACCAGGTGGCCCGCGAGCGTCAGGCGCTGGCGGCGGTGCAGAAGGCTGCGCATGCGGCGGGCTGACGATGGCGACCTAATCGCCGGACTCCGTGCGATATGGCCCTGGCGTGTTTTCGATAGGCCTAGGGATATTGTGCGGTTGTTGTTGTGGCGGTTGCGGGCTGGGGATTAGGGGATGGCAATAGTGACCCGAGATTCGATCGTTGACCAGACCTGTGCTTGCGGTGCCAGCCAGATTCCCAGATGCGTATTCAGGCTGTCCTCGCCTACTCCTGTATTGGCCGCTGCCATGCGGTGAATGACGAATTCTGCCTGGTCAATTGCAGCGTCTTCGCGCCACGGGCGCGAGCCGCTGGCCAAGTTGTTTGCTTGGAAATGCGATTTTCGCGAAACGGGCTTGCCGCTGTCCCAGCCAGGGAGCTGCACCCGCCAGCGGTAACCGGCCACGCTGGCCCACGCGGCGCAATACGCCGGCGTCCCGCTGACGGTCGACGCTACGCCGGTGACCTGCCAGGGTTCAGTTGATGCGGCCACGTAATCGCACACCCAGGTGCCAGATAGCGTCGGCTGCGAAGAGGCGCGGAACAGATAATCCCCCTTCGACCAACCGAAGTGGTCGACCGGGACTGCATCCGCGCTCGATGGCAGCAGATGCTGTTTCGGCGCATCGAACGGGTAGACCCGAGGCAGGCATGGGGTTGGCAGCAGAAAGTTGAAGGCGCCCCCGATTCCGCGCGAAGAATAGAGAAATTGCCAGGCATCGAATGACGTGGCCGGTGCTACTTTCCTGCGGCTCAAAAGCTGATAGCGCATGCCAGGAATAGCGGGGATGCTGGTAGGCACAGGGATCGACAGGGACACGCCTGGTCCTGCACCGCCGGGGAGAGATCCCGCAACCGGCGTCGTAATCGGGACCAATCCCACGCCAGCGTCGAAATATCCCCAGCACACCTCAAAGTCCGTTGCCTCGTTTGCCGGCGCCCAATAAACGTCTTGCGCCACTGCCTGGTCAAGCTCGTAAAAACACGGGATAGGGCGCGGTATCTGTATGTTGAAAGTCGGGTCAGCGTCCCATCGCGAGGTCGCAAAAAACGCATGTAAAAACCCGGCACAGGCGCCGTCTTCTCGCCACGCCGTTTCATACCTGGACGCGCCGGATAGCCCGGTGATCTGATACCCTGCTGTGGGAACTCGCCGGGATGCGGCGCGAACGTATCCGGCCGCCGGAGCTGATCCAGCCGCCGTCCGTCGCGTGAGGAGCGGAATGGCGCGGCGGTTGACGAAGAGGCCTGCATTCGGCGCTGCTGCGGCGCAGGATTCAGACGTATAGACGACCCGTTGATTGCCAATCGGAGCGGGAAAATCGACATCGAACGCGAAGTCCGCAAAAGGCGCATCAGCCTCTAAAACAGCGGCCAGGACGTACGATATCTTGCTGAGGTCGCGATCTTCCCACGACGCAATTCGTTTCCAGCGATGCGAGGCGCTGGTCGATCCGCCCACGGCGTATTTGGTGAGCCTGGCATAGGCACTTCCGATCAGCCCCGCGACGGCATCCGTTGGGGTCATCTGTCCGCTACTGGTGCCGCCAAAGCTGACCTGGAAATCAATCGCGATTCCCGTCGTCGAGTCGACGTTGACGCGCACGACCTTGCCAAACACCGGGTACGACTCGCTTCCGACCAGGTAATACCAGGGGAGTGCCACCGGTGCGATGGTCGACCTGTCCGCAGAAAAAGCGATCAGCGGCGCAGTCTGCGGCAGCGCCGTCAAAAGATTTGCTTGCGAACCGGGCCATGTTGCAAATGGGTAGGTCACTAAATCATCATCAAAACCAGATGCGAGCGAACTCGATACCGGCATCAGCGAAGGCAAATCATGGACCGCTGGCCCGTAGCGATAGGGCCGATTGATCAGGCCAACCGGAGACCCCGGGGCGGCAGACGTTTTGATTTTTCCGCCGGCATTGCCGATCCACAGGCCCGCTGCTGAATAGGACGTCACACCGGGAATTGCTGCAGGCGTCTCGTTGATTCTGCGATCCGGCACGAAGAGCGTATTGACCGAGTGATCAAAGCTCCGGCCATTGTACCCGGGGGCCGGTGCGCGCTCGACGAGATAGCCCGAGTCGAAACGAGAGCCCCCAAACTCCATCCCTGGCGGTGTCCAAAGGATTAAATCCGTCGTCCAGCCGCCCCAAAAGGTATTGAATGTCGTGGTCTCGAATGCCATTTAGAATCTGCCGTATGCGCGCAGCACGTTATAGCGATAGGTTACGCCACCGCTCACCTTGTCGAATACCACCAGCGCCTGCGTCACGACGACGCGATCGCCCTGGATCAGGTCAGACGCTACGTAGCTCGTCGAGTCGCACAGGATCCACGCCGATTCGCCGGTGCTGATCAGCGCGGCGACGCAGATGCCGTCTGGCAAGCCGGGCGGAATCGGAGTTGGCGGCACGATCACCGTGTCTCCCGGCGATCCGCCAGTGCCCGCCGGCAGGTCTGCGGCGGTCAAAGCACTGGTCTTGCGCTTGCCGCCGTCCGCGCCCCAATCGGGCAGCGGCTTGCCGCCAATCACGAGGTACAGCGCAGGCGGGGCGGCACCCCCACCCCCCATCAAAGGAATCAACGGCCTCGCCGCCACATCAGCCGCAACCTTGCCCTGTGCAATCTGATTACGTTGAACCACCTGTGCCACGGATCCGCCAAGCTCTGAGGACACCGGGCCGCCACGGGAAGGCGATGGCGAAACCTGCGTGCGGGAAGGCTGTGGCGGTAACTCGGTCTGAATCGTAATGCGCTGGTTAGCCCAATCGGTTTCTATGGACGCAATGAGGCCATTCACCTCGCGGCCAACCCCTCGCTCTACCACTTGCCGCAGGGAATCCCCCGGCAGATAGACCGACATCGATTCTTCATTGGTGTTCACGATACGGGCCGAGAGCGTCTTACGGAAGGCCCACTCCGACAACTCATCGCAGTAAGCCTGCGCTGCCGGGTAGTCGTTAACGATGATCGTGTCTTGCACGACGTTTTTAGACCCGGTGTTGTCGGCTGATAGGCCAACCACGGTCCCGGCCAGCATGCAGTGGAAGCGGAAGGAATCATCTCTGATAATCATCTGCCTGCGTGGCTGCGTGACCGATGCGCCACTATAGGGGCGGGCCCGGCTCACCTCTAGCCGCTGATCCGAGAAGATGCCAATGGTACAGACCAGCTTCCGCCAGTCGAAGACCGGAGCCTGTCCGCCATCGTCAGTGGCTACGAAGGTTCCGAGTCCCAGCGTGTGCGGGCGGGAGTACTTGACCGTTATGCCGGGGCGGTTCGGCGGCACGTCCACCTGGGGTGATTCGCTGAACGGGGTCACGGTCGAGGTGCTGACCCTGGTCAGGAGGTCTTTCCACTTGATGGCCGGGGCCGCTGAGTCGTAATAGTACACCTGGGGGCTGATGTACTTGGGGGTCTTGTCGATCGTGACGTTGGCGGTTTTGGTGCCATCCCAGCCCAAGCCCTCAAAGAACGGTACGACGGGCGAGAGGCTGAGGGAGGGTAGGTACTGATCCTTGTTGGTCGGCTGGATGGTTGCGACTGCGCCATCCCAGGTAACCAGCGGGGTAAGCGGAACGGACCCGGTAGCCTGACCGCCAGCCGTTGAGCGGGTGATGCCAGATCCTGGAGTGGCCCGCTTGAGCACGAAGGACGAGAAGACGGCATCAAACTTGGTCTGGGCCCGCTCAGTGCCGGTGGCCGCGCTGTAGTCGGCCTCCTGGGCTGCATTCCAGGCTTGGTCTAGGTTGCCGTCCAGGTTGGATACAGAGGCACCGAATAGGAGCGGAGCGCCCTGAACGATTACCTCGTCATAGACTGATTCATCGTCTTCCGTGTAAGAGACTTCTACCGCCTTCGACTCATCGGCGATATAGGAAAGACAGCGGTTCTTATCCTTGGGCGGTCCAAAGTTGGAAGCGTGAGCAGACCTGGAAACAATTGTGATCTTCCAGTAATAGATGCCGCCAGACTCTGCCAGGTCTAATCGCCAGCCGGTGCCGGTGCCAGCGGAGAACAGTAGATCAAGGATGCCCGTGTAGGTTAGGCCGGTGAGATCCCAGTTGGTGGCCTTAACCGGAGAATCAATCCAGCCAATAAGCCCAGCTCCACCACCTGGGAAAGTGTATGCGTTTGGATCAGTTACAGTTCCTTCGACTGACATCCAAAACGGAGGTAGCCCATCAGGTCCGCAGAATTGCGCCATGTGGGTAGCGAGTCGCCACGGTGTCCAGTACTTTGAGCCGTCTGCTATGGGATCTGATCCAAGGTCGGCCAGCTCCCGCGAGAAGAGATAGGCAGGGTGTCCGCTATCATCAGTTCCGAGGATTGCATTGCCAACCAGAAGCGCCGCGGAACCACTGCGAAGATTCGCTGGCGGAACACTGTCAAGCTGCGTCGGGTATCCAGTGCCGTCCGTCTGCTGCCAGCCCTGCACCCGCAGATTGTCTAGGATCGCGCTTCCAACCTCTGATGCAGTGACGGTTCCAATGTAGTCGTAGGTGTCCGCAGTCTCGAAGGACGTTCCAGTGCAGACTCCAAACCATTCAATGGAGTTAATGTCTGGCAGTTCGATAGGGGCATCAGCGGTGCCGGTCGTGGCGGTACCGGTGGCGATACAAACATAGCAGCCGACGCGGAACAAGCTCGATTGATCCGTGAACTCTGTAGCGCCATTCTGTAGCACATTGCGTCGCAACAGGCGGAAAACGGCACCACCAGCTGATCGCATAGCACGGGTGGACGAAACAGGAACAAGCCTGTTGTCTATATGCCACGCGTTCCAGTCCCACGGGAACTGCGCATTTCCCAGGCTGTCAACCTGCGGATCCATGATCCAGACTTGGCATTGCCGCGCCTGCTGTGGCGTCATGGGGTTTGTTCCAGTTTGATAGTTGCTTCGAGGCGGAATGCCGCCGGGGTGGATCCGGTTATGATGCTCCCGCGAGTTGCCACCAACTTATCGATATTTACATCGGTTATGATGCACTTAACGGCGGAGTATTCTTTGTAAGTGACCGAAACAACTTTGAAGACCAGAAGTTGCAAAGACTTAATCAGAGCATCGCCTTCTGCCTGCGTGGACAACGCATGCCAGACCGAAAGCGTAGACTCCTTGCAATCGCGCCCAAGCGTCTGGTATCCCGCCTGCCCAGCCCCTGGCCTGCGGAACCGTTCGCCAACCGTTGCGACGTAGTGAATCTGACCACTGCAACCATGCAGGCTAACAGAGGATCCGCCAGACAGTGGGGTCAGGGTTAGGCGTGTGGTTAGTGGCATTATGGACCCTGGGCGAAGGCTATGGAGCTGGCTCTATTCTGCGCATTGATCACCCCGGTATTTTCAGACACAAATCCAAAGCTTACCAGCCTCATGAACGCCTTTTCGAAGAACCCAAGTCTGTCTCTGATTTCACGCTGTATTTCAATTTCTTCCTGGGCTGCATTTGAAAGATCCATCAGAGCAGCAGACTCGGGAGAGCGAGCCCTAGCTAGTTGATTAGTTAATACCCCTTCGCCGTTGGCCATGGCACGTTCCAGGTTCGCCCTGTCGATTTTTGCATTTAACTTATCAACGGAAGAATAAAACTTTACCATTTCCGGTGTAATTGCCGCAGGGTTTCCGCCCATCAGCTTATCGCGCTGGGACATTGCGGATCCAAGGGCAGATTGGTCTGCCGATGCTACCGCCGCTCTGAGAGATCCCCTAGTTGCGTAACGAGTAGAAACGTCATCTTTAATGGCTTGGATGCCCAGCTCGATGGCCTTGCCAAACTGCCTTAAAGCAAAACCGCCAGCCACTGCCGCTACACCCATGGCTGCGAGTGCTGGCGTTGCCGCTCCAGCTATCTCCGCAAGCTGACCGATTGGGCCAATCCCAGATGCGAGTTGGCCAACCTTGGCGAGTTTTCCGACCCGTGCCCGTGCTTGGCGTTCATCCCGTGCCGCCGCTTTAGCCGCTGGCGACGCGTTAGCCTGGTCCAGTCCGAGCAATTTCTTTTTAAGATTGTCCACCTGCTGCACGGCTTTGCCCGTGCCATCAAGGACGAATCTAACAACGGACTGACCGGCCATAGTTCATCCTTTCTTCAATCGTGGAATCTTGCCTGTAAACGCAGCCCAATCAAGCCATGCCTCCGCGTCTGAGGCGGTCATATCGCACCCGTCAAGTCCCAAGTGCGCTATGCACTGGGAGTGCCATCGCTCGCGGGTGCCCCGGCTTTTGGGTCGCCGCACCAGATAGCCCCAAGCATGGGCTCCACGTCCTCGGTGCTGAATATTCCAAGATCATCTAGCAGCTCTGCGGTGACCCGATAACGCTGACTAAATGCCAGAGCGATCAGCCGCAATAGCTCTTCGTCATCGTGGAGCAGACCGCCTTCAACTTTGGCACGGTCTAGGAGCATAACGGAAAGCCTGCCATACTCGGTCACGGGATCGCCCAGACGTTCGCCAGCCGACCGAGATAGGCGCAACTGGCGGAACCGGACGACGGCCACCGGGATTTCAGCGACCACGCCGCATGCCAATTGTACAATGACGCCAGTGCCCGGAGTCGGCTTGGCGAGATCGTACAGAGTTGGCATCACCTTGGGCGACAGATACTGCAACCCGACACCCGAGGGTTCAGGCTGTTTGTAATCATCCGTCTGGTCTGACATGCCGATCATGGTCACAAACGTACCGCCAAGCGGGTGCCCAGTGTACTGCCAGGGACCAGCGTGTTGAATGGCGGCTAGCGACGGGTGTTCCTTGGCGTCTGACGGATGGACATCAGGAAGCCAGTAGGCGGCCCCGGCGATCATGACCAGACGAAGGGAGTGGTCCCCGCAGCGGTGGCGCATTCAAACTCGAACTCGGCGGTCCCACGGTCTGCGTGCGGAGCATTGCCGCTGGTCCTGGTAATGACTGCCTCTGCACAAGTCAGGGTCTTATCCTGACCAGCGGTGGCACCCTTACCGGCTGCACGCTTCTGCATCACAATGACGAGCGCCCCGGCGCTTCCGATGTCAAAGTTGGCGACATTCAACAGCGAGGTGTTGCGCGAAGAAACCTTCACGACACCCTTGATATTGTCCATGAACGTGGCGGCGATGACTATCTGCCCGTCCGAGTTGTGCGATACGGTGTCGCCCTCTTGACCGAAAGAAACGTCTTCCAGTCCGTCTATGGCGGTGCCCTTAAAGGTCACAGTCTTGATGATATAAGTTGCTGCGGCTGCCATGATTTACCCTCTCTGTGGTAGTGTTTGTAGACGCCTATTTTTATGAGCGCGGGCTAGCGCGCCTCTTGTCTTAGCTGAATTGATCTTGCGTTCGATATCGCGCTTTTGCTGCTTGGATGCGACAAGGCGCTTTCTGGATGAGCCTCTAACGGACGATCCGGCTACGAACGCCTCCATTTGAGAGGTGAAGACTTCCGACACGTGGTCGGCTTCTGTTGGAGTCGAGCGCCCCAGGACTGCGCCGTCTTTGGCCTGCAGCGGGTGGATACGCGGGATCCTGATAGCCAGTTCAGACGTTCCGCCCTTGGTCTTTGCATCGGGTCGAGCATTTGCCTTGGCGTACTTCTCCAGGTCGCCGGTCTCGACGAGCGGGATTGGCTCAACGCCAGGGCCGTCAAGATACTCATCAATGGCGAAGTTTCGGACACGCTCACGAAGTCTGGAGCGCTCAATGACTTCCTTGCGCATCTTCTGGCGAGCGGTCTTCCAGTCGCCGGAATTGCTGACCTTGATGCGGCCAGACTTCAGCGCTTCAGATGACCATCTACGCCACACCTCGCCAGATGGCGCGGCTTTTCCGGTTGGATCCCAGCCGCCCCAAGGTGCGCAGCATTGCTGGACAATGCGGTCGTACTGGCCATTGGTGCGCATCAGTGCGATGGCAAGGCGGATCTGCTCTTCCCGCGTTAGTTTCTTACTGATCTTTTTGGAGGTGTAGCCTAGATCGGTGATGGCAAACGACGTGAAGCGCTTAGGCAATGCCCCCGCTATCCAGTCGCGCCCGGCATCGATCAGGGCGGCTTTCATGGCACGTTGCCACTCGCGCTTGCTGAATAGCTTTTGAGCCTCTGGGCTGAAGCTAAGGCCAGACTTGAAAGAGACTGCGGCGCGGGATGCCATGGCTCATCCCTCCCATGCAATCTGGATTTGCAGGGTGAAGTATGAGCGGGCGGCACCGTCTGCGGATGCCGCTACCTTGGAGCGTCGGACCCGTGAACAGAGCGAGCGGGTAGCGCCCGCAATGAACAGGCTTTCCCCAGTCAACTCCGAAAGCTGAAGCACTAAATCATGTCCAGCCTCTTCCGCTGTGCCAATCGAGGTTACGGCGGGATCTAGGTAGAAAGTCGCACTGATGCTACCTCGTGCATATGACTCACCGGGGGCATGGCGCTCGGCGGTGTATTCGGCTTCACTGAGGACACAGAAGGGCATTGTGGTCGTTTTAAGACCAGCTTCTGGGTAGTGGTAGGCTGGTGTCGAGCCACACCCAAGAGTAACAGCGGCAGCACAAGCAACGATGGCGTCTCGTGCCTCTACAACCTTCGTTGGCGGATCAGCCCAGGTCATTCCCGGCCCCCTCGATTCTTGTCGTAGGCGGCGTCGGAAAGGATTTCACGGCGGATGCGGTAATTGACACAGGACAAGGTCCGGTCGATCCCGAGCACTGCCCAGACCTGGTTTTGATGGTCGCGGACCTGATCCCCGATTGAAAGGACAGTGCTTGTCAGGCGACACAGTAGCGTGCCGGTGTGCATCTGAGTCTCGCCGCCCTCGTCTTCGTCGTAGGAGACGCTCACGGGCGGGTCAGTGTTCAGGATTGCACCGGGTAGCGCCAGGAAGGTGCCGGATGTTCCGACCCGATAATAGACCGCTGAATCCTGTAGTGCCAGGATTGCTTGATCTACACCGGAACGAATCGCGGACATGCTCATCCGTGTTCGTCCTTTTGCATTGGATTGATCAAGGAAAGTGCCTTCCAGCGCGAGCGGACCTTGGCGAAACGGCCTTCCAGTCCCGAGCGCTTCAAGGCGCGGCTCAGTTCAGCCTTGGCCTTCACAGCGTTCATGTCGGCAGCGCCTTCAATGGCATCAATGGTTCGGCTGGCTTCGAATCCAACGCGAAGAGTGCGCTGGTGTGAAAGGATCCAGGCCACAACACCGACCACGACTACAGCGCCTAGAACCAATGGCAGCCAGGTGATGGTTGCGCCAAATGCGACCACAAGCATGCCTGTCCCGGCGATCAATCCGCCAATCGGCACTCCCGTACGTGGGCCAGCAAAATAGCCAAGGACGCCACCGAGGAGAGCACCAGCAGCAACGCCAGCTAACCCGATCCAACGGCAGAGGCGGACCCATGCGCGGAGGTCTTCGCCAGCGGCTTCGGCGGATCGCTCGGCATCTGCCTTTAAACGGGCATCATCTGCCGCTTTCTGAGCCTTGGCGAGACTTTCGGCCTGTGCAGCTGCAATGGCTCGGGCAATGTCGGCGTTTACCCGAGCCTGCACCGCCTCTTCAATGCGGTGGAGACTCGGGTAGTTGACCACAGCGGCTTCTAGCGCTTTTGCCTTGGCTTCCTTGGCTGCGGCATCAACGGCGGCAACGTCGCTATCTTTTGCCAGTGATTCAACGCGGGCCTGGGCACTTACGGAGGCGGCAATGGCGTTGCCGCGCTGTGGGGGGGCGTCGCCTGCGCACGAGGCAAGGAAGAACAGGGCTCCGAGGAGCGCCATGCCCATGCTCAGCTTGCCGGTGATGCGCTTAGAGGCCCTGCCCTTCGGCGGATTCTCGGGCGGGTCTTGAACCGTTGGCAGCGGCTCGGTGTGGCGCTTCTTTTTTGCGCGGTCAAAGTCGCCATCCAGTATCGCGTCGATCTGCTCTTGCTGGGCTAGGCTCAGCTGCTCGCACTTCTTGTGTCTCTCCTCGCACTCATCCAGGCGGGCTTGTAACTGCGCCCAAGCCAGACCGGCAAGGTACTTCACGATGGCAACGAGGGCCAGGATGCCCATGACCAGCGAAGAGACGACGGTGATGGTGGTAGCGTCAACGGTCACGGTAGTTGTACCTGTGGAAGTTCTTTAAGGAGTGATTCAATTGTTGGCTCAGCGCGGCGACCGTTCAGAACATCATCCAGCACCTGATACGCCGACGCCCACACCAGCGAGCGCCAAGCACGGAAGGCGCGGCCCTCGGCCTGGAATCGGGCAACCGACGGCTCGTCGGCATAGGTGACAGCGGTCGAAATGTCATCGTAACCACGGGCCTGGGCGGCACTGTCGAGGAGACGTTGAATGGAAGCCACGAACGCGGCGCGCTTGGCTGGGATTGGGTCAACTGCTGGAGCCGCAACGATGGTTCCCGACTCCAACGCCTCTTGATAATCGCGATTGGCTGAGTCTTTGGGGATGATTGCGCCGTCAGATTCTCGACGGATGAACGTTGTGTAATCGCTGTGCGTCATAGTTCGGCGCTCGCTGTGTAGTGAACGACGACGAGATTGTTGACGGCGGTCGCCGCGTTGGTCAGGGTATACAAATCGCCTCCGCTCGTACCGGCGGCGATTGCGGTCCCGGAGCAATCGACGGCACCGGAGGTGTCCCGCGCCTGAGCGTTAGCGGCCGACGGGTTGTAGGTCACTATAGAAGGGGTTGCCCGCATGGGCACCGGCCAACGGATTGCGTAATCAGTGAAATTTGCCCCGGCTGAAACACAACGCCAATGGATGGCCCCGGTCGTCCCTGCGTTTTGCGCTGGCGCTACATCAAAATTGAAAGTCTTGTGATAATACCTTTGACACAACGCCAACTCGACCTGTAACGGCCGAATCTCCATCGGCGTATTGACCTGGGCGGATGGAGCTACTTCTTTGACTTCAACATCAGAGATGTCGATCGTGCAAAGTACGTTCAGCGGGATGCTCAAAACGAATTGCAAGGCACTGTCACGGTTGGTGCCGATGGTCTTCCCGGAAATTGATGGAATGTCTAACACTTGCGTAAATTGCTGCCAAGATGTCGTGACACTAAACGCAGAGCCGGTCGTATAGACCGCAGAGCTTGGGGATCCTCCGGACCCAAATATCTGACCGAATTGCGGAGTTACACTTCTTGCTGCATCTGCCTTCATCCAGCAGGAAACAATGACCCTTTTGCCAGCAAGAGTTCGTACATTCTCTATCATTTGATAGAGTGTCCTAAATGTGCCACCGGCACCTGCCGTAGTCACGTTGTACCGCAGGAAGTATTCCGGCTCGGTCGCAATGGCCCCAATCGTATGCGTCTGCTGGCTGATCGTTGCCGCGCCAGATCCGTCGTAGGAAGTTGCCCACCGATCAGCGTGATATGCGCCAGAGGCGATCGCTGCAAAGCTCGTCCCCCGCTGCCAAATATCAAAACGCGGGTTTATCAGCTTGTTCTGGAACGACGCGCAGGGCTGGATTTCGATAAGCGGGATGGTGCCCGCTGCGTCCTGCAAAGTATGGATGCGATCCGCCGTTGCTGCTCCTGAAAAAGTAATAAATCCCGACCCGGTAATCCGAGACAGAATACGCTGCAAGCCCAGTAACGACGGAACGCGGATCATACCGTGTAGCGGTTTACGTTGCCGTGGATGTTGATCACGTTAGCGGACGCGGCGAATGCGCGGATAAGAACACCACCATTCAGCCGGATTCCTGGGAGCACGTTTACCCCGCCGATAGTGGGCGGAATCTGAACGGTGATATGATCGTCAGGGGAAGTAACGCCACCCAACTCAATGGTAAGCTGAACGGTTGCCGCGCTGGTGTTTTCAGCGTACAGCCAAACCTCATCGAAAGAAGTCGTGCCAGATACGCAGGTATGAAGCAGGGTGCCAGCCGTGGCCGTTGCAGCCACCTTGATGTTCCGCCCGTTAGTGGATCCAGAAAGCAAAACGGGAGTTATAGTGGCCATTATTCAGCCTCCAAAGAATGAAGCAAAAAGGATTGATTGTTCAAAAGTCGGACGGTCAGAGTGAGCCGCGCTAGATGCAGCGTGTGCGGCTACCTCAGCTCTGGCATATGCACCAGCTTGGATAGGGCCTACGGCTCCGACGAGAGTCAGTGCGGCATCTGCCGTGGTTGCGGCGAGAATCTGAAGACCGACAGTGCCAGGCACTACGCCAAGAACAGTGTCTGCATCCACTGACGTAATCACTGCGGCGGTATCGTCTTCAAAGACAATTTCGACAGCTGGAACAATAACTGATAGGGTTACATTGCTCACGGGGTCACCTCACGCGAGATGATCACCTTTCCGCCGAGGATAGTCAGCTGATTGGTTCCGTCCTGCAACTCGACATCATAAACGCCTACATCAACCAACTGCTGCGAAACTGCGGTTGATCCAGGGATGGCGGCGGCAAGCGTAGTGGTATTGGCTGCCGACAGAGTGACCCGGCAAACGCCACTTGTAGGGGTTGGGAATGTGACGGTTCCGGTAACAATATCAGATGCGGAGGCGTAGTCAGAGCGTATAGAGCACGTCCCGGTTACGCCAGTCAGGTCTACGCCCGTTCCGTTCAATTTAACCGTGAATTGCAGAGCCACATTATCGCCCTCGCGGATAGTCCAGTCACGCGATCCAGGAGCTTGAATATAGATTAGATTATCAAGGGCAGCCATTAGATGCTCCCTTGCTGAACTTCTAGCTCAAACAGCGGCCAAGTAGTCTTTTTTCCTGAGCGGGTTACTTCAATTTCAAGCCAAGCGTCGCCACGCTGAAGTGATTCAGTAGCGGAAGCCGGGAACTCGCAAACGACTCGACCAGTTGACCATGCGGCACCTGATGCGCTTGAACTTTGCAGAGTTGAAGCAACCAATTGCTTACCACGGGAGTCCTGCAACGCAGCGTAAATCGTTGCGCCGGAAACGTTTACAAGCACGCCGTTTTCGTACAGATCCTGCACCAACGCAATGTCATCGCCGGGCGTGATGATAGGTGGCTGCGGCATGCGCCGACTATCCGCGTGAAGACCTTACCTCAATGTTACGCGTGGTGCGAGTGCTACTGTTTACCATATATCTGGTGGTAATACTTCGCTGCCAACGCCTGCCAATTGGGCTTGGAGTAGGTGGGGCGGATTCACCTAAGGCCCAATTGCGCAGGAGTAGCAGGAGGCTCATGGATTACTCAGGAGTAATGTCCGTCCAGGTGTCTTCATCCCAATTGTAATCCATCAGCTTCTGAACACCTTCGGAGGTGTCTGGAATACGAAGCCAAAGCCGGGTTGGATCCTGCGAGATGTCAGCCGGGCGAGTGATGTCCCAGCTTCCGTTGTTGTTATTAACAACGATTGAGTCAGGGGCGGCGAAGCGTCGGGTGTATTCGAAGTCAGTCATGGTTAATCCTCGTGTGTTTACGACAGCGACATTTCGACGGCGTGCTCACTGGCGGCGACTGCCCCAGTGTCTGCCACGGCTATACCCGTGGTAAGTGCGTAGGCGATACCCGTAGCGAGACGCCGGCCAAAGGGACCGCAGTTCACAACGGTCAGGCTGTTAGGCGCAAGGTAGATGGTCGCGACAGGAGTGTCAGTGCCAACCGTTGGCGCACTGGCCTTGTTGTACAGCTTAAAGTACCGAGCCGCTGGATTGAGGTTGCTGATGCTCAGTGTGTTAATCATCCCAGCGCTAGCTTTGACGCTTGTTGCATTGGTAGATGCTGCGCTGATTGCGTGGTGCGTCGTGCTGGAGCCCTGTGCAGAGCTGGCGACCAAGTTGACAAGCCATGCGGTAGTGTTCGCGGTATTACCCGGCTGAACCGTCCAAGTTCCGTTTTGGCTGGCTGCTTGGATTGACGGTATCTGTGTGCTCGCGGTTGGAAAGCCATTCACGACAATCGTTGTCGTGCCAGCGGTAGTCGCGGTGGTGAGTCGGAGACGCAGATAGCGGGCGTGGCGCGGTGTCTTACGAATTGCTGCTGCGCTGATGGTCCCGGCCGCAGCGCCTGCGGCATCGGTCAGTACCGCATTTGCTACAGTTGGGAAGGTGGGCGAATTAGACCAAGCGGTGGTGATAACGCCGGTAGTGCCAACGCTTTGAAAATCAATGCTGATTTCCGCAAACTGCTGGCAGTCAATAATCAGCAAATCAGTGTTGATTGGAATCACACCGGCTTGCGAATAGGTAAACGTCTTGGACGGAGCAGGGGCGGCGATTATCTTTGCCGAGTCCGAAAACAGGGCGGTTTCCACTGCATCATGGTTCTTGCACGTTACGTAGTCTACAACGATGTTCGTATTACTAGCCGGAGCGACAGCCCCGTTAACACATTCAACTACGCACGCAAATGTATCGTCCTGCTGCGGGATGACGTTCACGTGCTCCGCTACAAGCATGCCGCCGATATAGAACGCTACGCGGTCGGCAAGCACTTCAACGCGCAAATCCTGCGCGGTTACGGTACTTTGCCCGTTGGGAATAGTTAGAGTGGTTGATTGCGTCTCGCTGGCAGACGGAGCGCCGGTCGGGTTACGGCCGGTTTCAGCGATGACGGTAGTGGCGACCGTGCCGTTAAACCGGAACCGAGCAAACCAACGGGGTGTGGCCGCGTCTTCGCGCAATCCAGCCAAGATGTTTTGATTTACGATGCGCTGAGAAAGGCTCAGGCGCGCCCGAAAAACAATGGGGCAGTAGTCAACCTTACGCAGCAAGCCCGTGGCTTGGTCAGCCGTCGTCCCACAGGCCAGGGTTGCCGCACCACTGGCGACCGTAATCGCACTGGCGTTCATCGGGCGCATGTTGACTCGCGAAGCCGCTCCACTGGTTGCCGCTCCGAGGTACGGCCCAACCAGGGTAAACTCAGTTTGGCTGTCGAGGCTGGCGATCTGCGTCCATGCGCTTTCGCCGTCGGCGTCGAACTTGAAATAGTTGCCCCACTTCACATCCAGCGTGTCTGGGAACGTGCCAGTGACTACATCGCCAGAAACGGAGCATGAGCCGATGGCTACTTCAATGGACGAGTTCGCGAAGTTTGCGCGGAATGTCCCCTCGTCAGTTAGAACGAGTGACCGCGACACGAGCGCGCCGCCCTGGTCAACCGAGATCTGACCGCCGCCCAAGTCCGCCCGATTGTAGCCGGGTGCCCACGACTGGCCGAGTCCTTCCGGAGCGGTGCGGATGATGTCAGCAAGAGCCGCAACCAGGGCATCCAGCTTCGTGTTGCCGGTTGTCTGAAGCGCAGACGTTGCCGCGCCAGTAGGCAGTGGCTGGGCAGATGACAGGGCCGTAACTGCGGCAGTAACCGCGTCTACATCCGTCTTGGAAGCGGGAAGTATCGTGGTGCCGGTCGCAGGGTCAGCAGCCAACACGTGCTGCACCTTTACTCCGCCAAGTACAGTCGTCGCTACATCCTCGTTCGTGGCTCCTACGGCGGCGGTATTGGTATTGACGAGCGTACCCATGTAATCCCTAAATAAAAAGCGGCGGCGAGGTGATCCCCGCCGCCGCTAAGTGGCGTCTGCGTGCCGCGAAGATCAGCCGAGCAGGGTCGCTGCGTGGCGGCTGGCGATGGCCGAGGTGCCCCAGGCCAGGGCGACTTCGTAGCGAACCTGGCGGTACTGGCGATACACGGCGAATTCGAAAGGCAGGCCGCTGACCGGATCGAAGATGGTCTGGCGGTCATCAGCAGCGTCACCGCCCTCAGGTAGTTCGGGCAGGCGGGCGGCCAGCTGGAAGGCACCCTTATGGAACACGGTCGAAGGCGTGTAGTTGTTGCCAACGGTGATAGCCGCATTGTCAGCGATTGCGACCCGGATGCCGGGCGCGGCGATCGTGATGGTGCCCGCGGCGGCATTCAGTCCGGTGACCACGATGTACTTGTTGACGGTATCGCCCGCGAAGGTGATCACATCGCCGGCCTTGAAGCCAGTCGCGCCACCAGTGCCAGTGTCGAATGGCACCGAGGTGGCCCCGACTGCCAGGCCGGCGCCATTGTTCACCAGCGCGCCGGTCATCGTGCCCTTGACGAAGGTGCCAATGGCTCCCGACTCGCCGGTTGCGAGGCCCATGATGCGACCGATGACGCCCTCACGCAGCATGGAATCAGTGCCGGCTTCACTGACTTTGAAAAGGTTGGACTGCTTGCCCATCATCTGAGCGCCAGCAGTGGTGTTGAGCACCATTCGAAGATCGGTCTGGGGCGCGCCGTTGTCCTTCAGGATCTTCAGCGTCTGGGTCACGTCCGAAAAATCACCCGAGGTTGCGAATGGGGTGGTGCCGGCGATGCCGTAGGCACGCGACGCCAACAGCGCAGTGGTGGCCAGGTCGGTCTCGACTTCATTCGCCAGGGTGCGGATGGCCTGAGCGATCATGGCCGCCTTCGTGGTGGCGTACGGGGCAACGCCCACCGCGGTCGACATGCCGACGACTTCGGTGCCATTGAAGTTGAACGGCACTGCCTTGGCTTTGGTAATCGTGACATCAACATTGCCGACCACGATGCCGGCGCTGTTCGGGCTCTGGTTGCTCGGGGTGATATTTTCCGACGCCATTGCAGGAACCACCGGACTGCGCACGACTTGACCGACGGCGGCGCGACTAGCCTGGCCGTCCTTATTCACGGCCGGGATGAAGCCGACCAGTTCCCGACTCACGGTGTCAAGAGCTTCGTAGATGGTCGATACGAGACCGGTGATGGTATTAGCGGACATGAATCACTCCAGCCCGCTGTTGTGCGGGAAATCGAGCGGTTTATTGAAAGGGAGAGAAAGAGCGGTTAGTGACGATCAATCAGCGACAACGACCAGCCCCTTGCGGATGTCAGCGACATAGGCCGCTTGGTTGGAGTTGAACTCATCACGGCTAATTTTCTTGACGGTCGCTTCTCCAGCGTCCGACTTGATGGTATTACCGGCCTGACCACCCTTAGCGTGCGCCTCAAGCGCATCGGCCTTAGCCTTGGCTTCGATGGCGGCAAGTTCGGCGGCGGCCTTTGCGGTGTCGGCGGCGATAACCTTAGCGCGCATTTCTTCGATTTCAGCCTTGAGCCGGGCCAGTTCAGCGGCATCAGCGGCAGACTTGGCTTCGACTTCCTTGGCATTCACGGCTGCAAGGATCTGCTCTTCCGTGTGGTCGCTGGCTGCCATCTCCCAGACCAGGGCAGCCTGCGCGGGGTGGGCATCTGCAATGGCCTTGGCCTGTTTGATCAGCGACATAACGTCTTCTCCAGTTGGATTGTTTGAAAGTAATGTAGCGGACCCTTCGACAACAGTTGCCGTGGTGCTAATGCTACCTTTGGGCTTCTTGGTGCGGTCCATTGAAGACACGACCGATTCCCAGGATGCGATGGAATCCACCAATCCGATTCGAATGCCTTCCGTGGCCGTGAACACCTCGCCGGTTGCAGCCTGGTCCATTTGTGACTGATCCATGCCCCGTCCAGATGCAACGGCGTCGGCGAAGAGCTGGTGGAGATCGGCAACAACCTTTTGCACACTGGCCAGCTGCTCAGATGAAAGTGCCTCGTTTGCAGTGCCGGGGGCCTTGAGTCCAACCGAGCGAACCACATGGACCTTATAGCCGGCCTTCTCCTGATTCTTGGAGGCGTCTACCAGTGCCATGATGACGCCGATGGAGCCTACCAAGGAACCGGGGGCAGACGCGATGACCTGATCGGCCTGCGATGCCAGCCAGTAACCAGCGGATGCGGCCAGACCGTCAACGAATGCGATTACCTGCTTGCCGGATTCAGAGGCAGCACGGATAGCCGCGCCAGTCTCAGCGGTGCCAGCAACCGACCCGCCCGGCGAGTCAATGCGCAGAATAATGCGGGAAATGTTGGGGTTTCCTGCGGCTTTGGCCAAGTCGGCTTGGATGCTTTCCGCACTGCGTCCCTGATCCTGGCAAGCGCCGTTGATCTGGTCGGAGTAGCGAGCAAGAACGCCACGAACCGGGATGATTGCAGTATCGCCACGGATTTGCATCACAGGCTCGCCAGCGGATCCCATGTCCTCCATGCCGAATGCGGCGCGATGGCCTTGAGCCTCGCGGATCTGCTCGGGAGTAGCACGGATACCAGCATCGTGATTCTCAACGATGCGAATCAGCGAATCAAACACGCCGGGGATGATTGCCCAGTGTTGTGCAGAGAGGAAACGAAGGGCTGGGCTCATGGTGCATCCTCTGGCGTACCAGCGTCGGGCTCTGCTGTTGGCTCCGTCGCCGGTTCGTCCTGCGGCTCCTGTGGATTTGTGCTTGTTGGGGATTCGAATACTGCTGCGGCGGAGTTTTGTGGCGTTTCGATCTGGACATCATGCGACTCAAGCCACCGGTCGTCCTCTTCGCGCTGGGCGATCGAATCACGGAAATCAACGCCAGATTCGCCGAATAGGCCGGTAAGATCTCGACCGAGATCCTTCCAGGCCTGCACCGCGTTGGCTTCCTTGAGTGGATCCGGCATGGACCGAGCGGGGCGCACATAACGGCCCTTCATCAGCTCACGCAGAGTCATCCCCTGTGGTGCAATGATCCGCCCCGAAAGAAGCGCTTCTTGAATGATGTTTGCATCAAGGATCGATGACACTTGCTCAATGTGGTCGTCCTGCCACTTCTCGCACTGGCGGTAAAACTGGAGCCACGCCGACCGGCTCGCGGCCATGTTGGTCTTGCCAAGCTGGGCGAGTACGACATCGATTGGCAGCCCCCATGCCGCAAACTGATTGCGGTACAAAGTGTCAAGAAACGCCTGCATGTCCTGGCCATTGAAGGCCCAGGACGGGAAGAACATTTCAGCATCTGGTCCGACGTAGTAGACCTTGCCCGGCTCCAGCGTGGTATTCGGTCCCCACACTGCGCCGTTGCGGTCCTTCTTTGCAGCGCCTGCCGGGTCTTCACACTTGATAAAGATCGGGTGGCATGCCTGGATGCGCTTGGCAACCACGTAGGCATCAATCATCTTCTTGACCTGAGTGGCCAAGTAGAGGAGTGGCGAGAACATCGAAAGGCCACGGTACGAACCGGGGACGCGCTTACCGATGCGATGGATCACGCAGGCTACGCCGTTGTCGTCGTACCAGGGGACGAATTTCCAGTCGGACTTTTTGTAGGAGTAGACGCCGAGACGCTGTGGCGGACGTACCCAGATGCCGGTTGGTGCACCATTGACATCCAGTGCAAAGCCCTGGTAAAGCCGGTCGGAATCGTTCATTCCAGGAGGATTGCAGACCCGATCACGACGCAGGAAGCGCCAGCACGTAGCGCCGTATGACCATGCACGACCTGGGAGGTAGCACTTTACCGCAAACGACTCGCCACGGATTGCGGCCTGCTCGGATAGGCCAATCTCGAACTCACGGCGGGTCATCATCCCAGCTGCGTCAAGGGAGCGTCCTTCCGATGCTTCGCTAATCTCGGTTTCGATCTGCTGGCGTAGGTCAGTTTCCGCCGTGCTGGTAGCTCCCTTATTCCCGTCCAGCTCCACCAAGCTACGAAACTTCAGCCCGCGTGCTCCCTGCTCGCCCATGGTTTTTGCCGCCAAAAGGGCAGCGATAACCACATCATTGCGGACGGCATCGGCTGAACGGGTCGCTAGTTCGTTGGCGTCGTAGATCCACAAATCGTCGGCATCGGGATCAGTACCGAGCCAGCCACCCTGGAGACGATTGGCACTCGCGCCCTGATGAGCGTTGGTGATCATGAGAACTCTACAAACTGGCCGATGACGCCGCCGCTATCCAGCGACTCGAAACGGATAGCCATATCCACGGCTTCTTTGATAGAGATACGGGTGATGCTGACGCCGTTGGCCCCAGTGGTCTGCCAGGGGAGTTCGCATTCGCCGGACCCGTTGATAATCGCGTTATCAATTGCGCGACGGAGCAATGCGGCCTTATCGGACCATCCAAGAGCATTTGCCTGGGCGTCGGCAAGTGCCGCCTGAATCTGGGCAGTAGTTGCCATGGGGCCAGACTAGCGACTGAGATCAACCCGCACCCTTGGGCGTGGTGCGAGTGCTACCCTATGACAATAGCCTTAGCAATTTTACGCTCCAACATTCGGTAACGCGCCTTGCACTTTCGGCACTCGTACCAGTTGATGGTGCCGTTGCTTGCCCTTGTCCCGCGCCACCATTGAAGCCCTACGCTTCCGCAGACTGGGCAACATGCCACCGGCGCTAGCGTGGAGGTGTCGCCCGGCTTCCAGTTTGGGTCTGTGGCCATATTAGATCCATCCTCCGCCGTTGGGCGAATCTGTGACCGACTCAACCCATGAGGATTGGGGGTCGGTTGGCTGTGGCTGTGGTTCTTCGAATTGTTCTTTCGGCTGCTTAGATTCCCAGTAATAGACCAGTGCGCGGGCGTAGGCTAGGCAGTCGAGGTAGTCGTGGCGGAATTGCCATTCAGGGTGGTATTTGCGGTCGGATGGTTTGGTTGACCACTTGCCGGGTTCGTATTCTACCGTGGCGCAAATGTGCAGGATCAGGGCAGATTCACGGCGAAGCGTGGCTGGCATGGCCAGAGATCCAACCCCGGTCGCTGCTAGCAATTCGCCTTGGACTGCTCGGATTGCGTTTTCAGTGTCAACGAAGTAGAGCCGCCACATGCCATCTTGGACGCGCCGGTAAATCCACCCGGCACAATCTCCAGTCGTGGCCTTCATCCCGCCCGATCCCTTGACCGCCAACCAGTCGGTGTGGCTGCGCAACCATTGGCGGATTTCGTCCTGGCGGTCGCCTACGTCCACGCCTTTTCTGACGATGGGGGCATGCGGTGCCCAGTCGCGCAAGAGTCCGTCTAGTCTATCCAGGGACTGGTGCAGCTCTTGGGTGGATGGCGGTCGGCCCTTGGGCGATGATACAATGGTGCCCCAGCCTACGATTGCACCGCGCCCGCCACCTCTGCCGATGGCAGCAAAGTACAGACGGCCTGGCGCTTTGTCGCCGCCGCGCTGAACGTCAACGCCTAATGCGATGTGTTCGCACCATTCAGGTACGTGGGCTAGGTGGACTGAATCGCCGTCGTCTTCCTTGCGGTCTACGTCCAGGTTGATTAGTGAGGATGCAGAGAGAGCGGCTAGGCGATTACGGGTTGGAATGATAGTCTGGCCCGTCTCGTCCGTAATGATGTCATCACGGTACTGGCGGCAGTGCCGGTCGCGATAGTACTGCCGCATCAGGCTGTGGTCGCCAATAGCGACGTGCAATTGCGCCTGGTTATATTCTTCCGTTAGTCCATCCAGGATTGGGAAGCGGGAGCCGTTAACGACTATGGGGAAAGGCGAATCAAGAGCGCCCCAGAGGATTGAAAAACGCCTAGACTTGGCGAGGTCTACCCGCTTCCATTTCTTCAGTGAGGCAATGCGCTGAGTATCGGTGATGAACGCGGCGCAATTGGTGCAGACCAGAGCCTTGTGTTCGTAGTCGATCATCTCCATATCGTAGGGCTGATAGACTCCGCAATGCGGGCACTCGTAATGAATGCGGGTCTTGGTCCCTTCGTCGTAGAGGCGGAGGATGTGCGAGCCGTCCTTCCCTTCGCCGTCGCGCTTGACCGTTGAGACGTATACAATCAGCGGGTCTTGGCTCTTGGTGATACGTTGATTGATGAGCTTGATGCGCCGATAGTCCGGCCAGTCGTCTACTTCGTCGATCAGGAGACAGTCACCGGTTGCACTTGCCTGTCCTGACTCGTGACGGCCACCAGCGGCACGGAGGATGCAGCGGCCACCGGAGGGGAGAGATACGACCGAGGCGGCACCGCCACGGGATCCGCCGCCTGATTTAGGAACGGAACCGCCCTGGGAGTGCAAAATGGGCCAGATCTTGGTCGTCCAGGCATCGCTGGCAGCTTTGAGCGTTGGATAGGCTATAATTCCTGTTTGCGATAGGGCATGGATCCGGCGAAGAATCAGCACGAAGGATGCGAGCGATCCGCCGTCCTGTACCGGCTTGGCGATCGTGATGGACGAAGCGCCTGAGTCAGCGGCCAGGAAGACGCAGTGTTGCGCGGGATGAGAAGTCGGGTCGTAGATTCCGCCGCCGCCATCAGGTAGCTGGACCGTTGCAGCAAAGCCTACTACGGTAGGCGTCGTCGATTGAAGCGCGCATAGACCAGGCCCGATGAGGTCGATCATGCCGTCGCCATTGCTGACGAGACCGCTACGGCAATCGCTTTCTCACACTCGGCACGGGTCTCCGGTGATAGATGGCCGGGGAGGTGCTGGGGGATCTTGTCTAGGGCGAGCCGGATCCGTCTACCCATGGCTGCGGATTGGGCGCGTACCTCTGCGATCGGGACGAGTTCGCCACGGCGCTTGGCTAGTTCCAGTTCGGTGATCTCGCGGCGACGCTTGACCCAGAGGGCTTGTTCCTCTTCAAGGGCTAGTGATCGGTCGGAGTCGGAGGAACCTGACCCGACACCGGATGGGGAGATGACATCGGAGCTGGGGTCGTCCGACATCTCGTCGGCCATGATTGCGCTGAGGTCTGAGCCTACCTCGACTGATGCCCTGGCCTTGCGGTTCTCGCGGCTACGCCTCTGGCGGAGGGCGTTGGGGGTAACCTCGTCTTGTGACAATTTTTGTCGGCCCATTGTCACATATATATGTCACTGAAAAGATTTGTCACCTATAAAATGTAGGGAC